CCAGGCGTATACAAAAACGGGACTGAATATCAGTCTAAAGGCCGTTGGAACGGCTCAAATTTGGTACGTTGGTACGAAAACACTATACGTCCAGTAGGTGGTTGGAGGAAGCGTTCTGCTAGTCAAATGACGGGTTTAGCACGTGGTTTGATTAATTGGCGTGATAATTCCAATAACAGACGTATCGGAATTGGTACGCATTCAAAGCTATATGCAATGAATGAAGCGGGTACTCTTACAGATATAACCCCTACATCATTTACTGTTGGCAATGCAGATGCTGTATTGAAACTAGGCTATGGTTATGGAACTTATGGAACATCTGCTTATGGTGTTGCTAGACCAGACTTGGGAACATACGCTCCTGCTACCACATGGAGTTTAGATACATTTGGTGAGTATTTAGTTGCTTGTTCCTCTACGGATGGAAAGTTGCTTGAATGGCAATTAAATACTGCAAATGATGCTGTTGCAATTACTAATGCTCCAACTAGCTGTACGGGTCTTATTGTTACTCAAGAAAGATTCTTGTTTGCATTAGGTGCAGGTGGTAATCCTCGTAAAGTTCAATGGTGTGACCAAGAAAACAATACAACATGGACTCCTGCCGCCACCAACCAAGCTGGTGACTTTGAGCTAACCACTATTGGTTCTTTGATGTGCGCTAAACGCATTCGTGGCGCTACCATCTTGTTTACCGATGTGGATGTGCATACTGCCACCTACATTGGCCCGCCATTCATTTATAGCTTTGAGCGTGTTGGCAGTGGTTGCGGAGTTATTTCTAAGCAATCAGTAGCTGCAACTGACAATGCCTGTATTTGGATGTCTGGATCAGGATTCTGGATATATGATGGCTTTGTTAAACCTTTAAATTCAGATGTATCAGATTATGTGTTCAGTAATATGAACACTACTCAATCATCCAAGGTTTATTGCGTACACAACTCAACATTTGGTGAGATTTGGTGGTTTTACCCAAGTGCCGTATCTAATGAAGTAGATTCTTACGTTTCTTACAACTATCGTGAGAATCATTGGGCTATTGGTACGTTAGCACGTACGTGTGGTACAGATCGTGGCATCTTTACCTACCCAATTATGGTATCTACCGATGGCTATGTTTATGAGCATGAAGTTGGATTTGCTTATGATGGTCAAACACTATTTGCTGAGTCAGGACCAGTAGAACTAGGTAATGGAGATAGAACTATGAGTCTGACAGGATTAGTTCCTGATGAAAAGACTCTTGGCGATGTTCAGGTTCGGTTCAGCACTAAGTTTTATCCTAATTCAACAGAATATAACTATGGCCCATATTCAATGGCTAATCCTACTTCAGTTCGCATAAATGGTAGGCAAATAGCCGCCAAAATTGAAGGCGTTAGATTAACTGATTGGCGAGTTGGAACTATTAGATTTGATGGAAAACTAGGCAGTCAGCGTTAAATATATTATGATTGAACATGATTCTCAAGATTGGCGTGAATTAAGAAATGCCAAACTGTTAGAATGGTTTGGTGGCAACCAGAGTGCTGTAGACTTTTTAGTCGCTTTATCAAGTATTGCTGAGTTATGGGATGACTTAGTAGATAAAGATAAAGAGCTTAGTCGTAAAGAGATAGATGCTGTCTTTTGGAACGCTTTGGTGACGCTACCTACAAATGAGTTCTTTAATGCTAATAGGGCGTTTTTAATGCCGTTAGTCATTCAGAGTATAAATGCTTGGCAAGACTCTGTAGAACTTGAAAGTGGTAATGCCAATGACAGAGCTTATGCGCTCACATTGCGTATTATTTCATTACAAATAGCACCAATGATAGTCTTATTGCTTAGAGGACAAGAAGCAATGAGAGATGTTAGTACGGAAATGTGGCGATATTTTACGTCACATGATGATGCAATTAAATGGATACAAGGGGAATAATATGTCTCTAGGCGGCTCAAGCTCAAGTCAACAACAGTTAGATCCTGCATTACGTGATGCGTATTTAACCAATCTTCAAGGCGCACAAGGTGTTGCCGCTGGCCTAGCTCCTAGAGAGTTTGCAGGTTTTAATCCTGACCAAATAGCATCGGCTAATATTTCACGTCAGTTTGCTGATCCTAATAGTGAAACATTTGCTGGTGTGCGTCAAGCCTTTACTACCGCACAAACAGCAGGGAACTATACCCCCCAACAAGTTGCATCTAGAGATGTTCAGGCGGCTTTAGCTCAAGGACAAGGTTACACAGCGGCTCAAGCACAAGCGGCTCAATTAGCCCGTAGCGCAGTTCGTGATGTTAATGCAGAACGTATTGCCGCAGAACGCATCGCTGCCGCACAAGCTTCCCGTGGTGGCGCTAGAGATGTATCTGCTACTGGTGTAACAGGCGCTCAAGTAGCATCTGAAGCATTAGGTCAGATTGCCCCACAAGCCCGTGGAAATATTCGTGATATTGAGGCGGCTTCATTTCTGAATCAAAATATTCAGCAGTATATGAATCCATATACTCAGGCTGTTACTAATCAAAGTTTGGCAGACTTAGAGCGTTCACGCCAATTAGAACAACAAAGAACTGCTGCTCAAGCTACTGCTGCTAGAGCATTTGGTGGATCACGACAGGGTGTTGCAGAGGCTGAAACTAATCGTGCTTATGGAGAGAATGCGGCTCGATTGATTGCTCAACAGAATGCTGCGGCTTATCAGGCGGCTCAACAAGCCTCTGAAGCTGATTTGTCTCGTACTATGCAAGCCCAACAGCTTAACCAAGCTCAAGATGCCGCTACTACACAACAAGCATTGCAGTTGGCAGGTCAGTTTGGTTTGGCTAATCAAGATGCTAACTTACGTGCGGCTCTGGCTAATCAAGGTGTTGATGTTCAGTATGGCCTTACGAATGCCCAACTTCAGCAACAAGCGGCATTGGCAAATCAAGCTACTGGTTTAACTGCAGCTCAAGCCAATCAAGATGCAATGCTAAAGGCGGCATTATCTAATCAGGGCTTTGATTTTAATGTTGGTCAAATGAACACAATGAACCAACAGCAAGCTGCTTTAGCTAATCAAGCTGCTTTAAACCAAGCATCTCAATTTGGTGCAGGTGCTATGAATCAAGCTTCATTAGCTAACCAAGCGGCTCAAAACCAAGTTGGTTTGCAAAATGCACAAAACTTCTTGCAAGCTAATTTAGCTAATCAAGGGGCAGGATTGCAAGCTAATCAACAGCGTTTGGGTGCTGCTAGTCAAATGGCAAACATTGCTGGTCAAGGTCAGCAAATGGGTTTTGCAGGAGCAAATCAACTTGCTCAACAAGGTGCTGTACAACAACAGTTCTCTCAAGCTCAGTTGGATGCCATCCGCAATCTGCCATTGGAGCAACAACAGATTCTCAATCAAGCATTGGGTATCAATGTTGGTGGTGGCTCTGGTATGCAATCAAGCTCTTCATCAGGCCAAGGTTTGTTTGGTCTATTCAGATAAGGAATTTATATGATTAATATTGGGTTGTTATCTGATGCCGCATTGACGGGCTTGTCTGATGCTGATAAACAAGCAATGCAAAAGCAAGCCACTCAGCAATTTTTGATTGGTAGTTTGTTGAGTGGTGATCCTGGTGTTGGCTTTCGGTCAGCATCGGAAATTCCATCTACTGCAATCACAATGCAGGATATGTTGCGTAAGAGTCAACAAGCTCAAGCAGATCAAGCGGCTTTAGAAGGTTTTCGAGCTAGGTACACTCCTACCCAATTTCAAGAAGCAAACCCTGCTTACATGGGTCCTGTTACGCCCGATCAATTGGCACAACAAGAGCAAATTAAAGGTGCTAGAGCGCAAGGCTTGCCATTCAATATACAAAATGCTTTGCAAGATGTATTGGCATTGCCTACTGCTTCTCAAAGTGCTATGCGTGAAACTATTACTGCTTTGCAACCAAGAGTTCAGGGCGACTTGTTGATGAACCCTAATATGCAAGTTATACGTGGTTTGCCATCACAAAAAGACCAAATTCAAACACAACTTAATGCTGCAACAGGTTTGTATGAATCAAGACCAGTTGTTGGAGGTATGCAAGCTAGGATTCAGACTACACCTCCA